ATTATAGTAGATGCTATCTATTGCACTATTGTCTGATGTAAATTGTACATTGGCTAATCGTAAACTGCTATTTGCTGATATACTTACTACTTGGGCAGAACTATTTGCATTGCTAGGTGTAGCCGTTGTTGTATCAACATATACACCTGCAGGCCATATGTAATCATATGTTATGTTTCCGTCTACAATTCCATATTCATTTATAGTAGTTATTGCACTCGAAGATGTAGCCGTATTACCTTTAAGTATTATAGATGTATTACTTGCCTCTAATTTTACACTAGGTGCAGTACTATATCCTGTGCCTTGGTTTGTTAAACTTATAGAACTTAACTTATTTTCACTATTTAATGTTACTGTTCCTAATGCTTGAGTTCCACTGCTAGGAGCACCTATATTAATATTTGGTGTTTCGTAATAAACGGTAGTGTTTGATAGTACATCAATTCTATCTATAATTCCTGTAGTATCTTCTGGAAATGATAATGTGATTAATTGTGGATCTTGTACTACGTCTTTTTTCTCTAATTTTAACTCTACTGTTTGATCGTTGTTTAAGTCTCCAAAATCACCTACCTTAATTGCCCACTCATCGTAAACTTGCATTTCACCTTGAACGATTGAACTACTTCTTCCTATTCTACTAAGACTTGTATTTGTACCTTTGTTTTGAATCATACCTCTGTAGAATTCAAATTGTTGATCATCAGTAATATCTAATTCATTTAAGAAATCTCTTTCTTTGTATCCATATAAACTTCTTGCTGTTTCGTAAACTTGTTTTTCAACAGGAACAAAACCAACTTCATGGTATTTGCCCATTGTTTCTGCTAGGTTGTCTAAATTAGGTTTTAGTTCGTCACCGTCTATAATAAAACCTTCACTTAAGAATCTACCGTTCCAATTAGCAGTTTTAGTTGCCTTAATTTTTATTCTATTTTGTTTTTGGTTTACAAAAGGATCATAAATTGTATCAGCAAACACCGTTGTATTATCAAGTACCATAGCATGTTCTATTTCTGCGGTATATAATGTAATGCTGTAAATTTCATTATCGTCCGGTGGACTAACAGTTAATACATTGTTTTCTCTAATTATATCGCATGCCTTTGGATCTATCGCAACACCTTGCCTATCCATAATACTAAATTGATTTCGATCTATTTTGTTTATTTGTGCTACAAAACCTAATGGTGCCTCAAACATTACTTTAGATGCTAATGGTGATAATTCTATGGTATTACCTATCTGCCAACTTCCTGTAGTCCAGAATAAAAATTGTTTTGCTGAATAAACCCAGTTTCTTACATCACCTATATCGGCATCGTATTGGCCGAAGTCAAAACCTAAACTAGTTTGGTATCTACCTATGCCAGCAAGTATATCAAATATATCTTGGATATCTGTATATTCTGTTTCGTAATATGCTCTAGTAATAACACCTGTATCTCTTTGATAGTAAACACCTGTAGCGGCATTTTCTAAAGGTAAAGCACTTAGACTTGTCCAATATATTGGATTGAAATTTTCTGAACTTGGAACTGAGGATTTAGAAACATAATATGTGTCGTTGTATTCTACATATACTTGTTCTTCATACGAAGTATTATCTGTGTAACTGATATAATCAACAGGTGTGCCACCTGCTGATACATTTTGTTTTTCATACCTAGTGTCGCCTGGCAAGTATTCAAAATACCCAGTTGTTTTATCGTACCCTCTAATTTTATATCCATTAGCAGATTTTTCTATTATTACACCACTATAAGCATTTCTTGTTTTAAACGGTGATTTATGAACATTTACAGTAATATTTTCTTCTGGTATAATTAAGTTTGTACTGCTACCAGTTGTACTGTATTGATCTAAACTTAAGATCATCGTATCCTTGTCTACATACCCTGCAAGCCTATGTCCTAATTTTAAATTTATTGTTCTTAATTTATCTGCAAAATTGTTTACATCTAATCCTTGAAATTTAAGCCAACTATTAATAAATTGAGTGTACCCAATATTTGTAATCATCTCTCCATTTGCATTTATATCACCATGAATAGCAAAATCATTGGCATCTCTGAAATCCCATTTTCTTCGTGTTACTGTACTTAAATATTGTTTTTTGTTTGCAGTAGGATTATAAAGTTTTATTGGATCACTAAACAATGTAGCAAATAATCCAGGTCTTGCTAATAACAATCCTTCTGTAACTGCAAATGGATATTCTTCTGAATATTTCCAAGCATTTTCAACTGATGCTCCGTCACCGATTCTCCATGTATAGTTCCTAGCAGGAGTAAATGTTTTTGTAATTACTTTTGTACTTGATATAGCAACTTCACTTGTAGGAACTGTGTATCCTTGGTTATTTGAATTATTACTTACATCATATGCAATTTTAAAATATGTACTTGCAAATGAAAGATTCGATGATTCAAAAACTTCTGTGCCGCCTCCAACTGCGTATGGGAACATAGGTTCGCCGTCATCGTCTATTGTCACAACATAATAATCAATTTGCACATTCGGTGATTCTGGTGTTAAACCTGTTCTATGATTCCACTTATCAGCATAACCATTTGATACATTTCCGCTACCTAATTCATAGTCTTCTACAAATACTCCAGTATGTTTTCCACCAGGGCCACTTGCTCTATTTGTAGATTTCAATACAAATGCACTTTTTATATTTGTAATTTCACTTGATGTATTTGAAGGATCAGTGTATCCATATGGGCCATAAATTGGCAAACCGTCAAATGCCCAGCCAACAATACCAGAGTGTGTTGTACTATTACCCCAAGCAGTTGCATTAGACATGTCTTCTGTGATAACATGCGATACTATAATACCGTCTGCATTTGTACTTGATATAATGCCTGCCGCTCTGTTTGATTTATTTTGATATCCTATATCATAATGCCATACATTTTCGTTATTGTATGACGTACTACTTTTTGGGTTGTATAACGGTAGACCGTTTGTAAGCACACCTATTGCATTACTTGGCAGTACGGTACTATTAGCCGCTATACCTGTTGTTAAATCTGCTCTTACTACGTTATATGTTAGTTCTTTTTCTGCTATTGGATATAAATCTGATGATGTATCAATTTTATTTGTAGCATAATTTGAGATATTATTACTAGTAATATATACATTATACGCATCAAAGTTTACATTGCTACCATCTGTTTCTAAGAAACTAGTTGTTACATAACCTGCTGATGATACGTCCACAACATATCCTGACAAACCTGCTAGTGCCGGATTGTCTTGTGCTGGTGTGTTACCATCTTGGAATATGCTTCTAATTGTTGCAAGTGATGGTTTACTAATAACCGGAGCAATGTACGTGTTGTGGAAAGCATAACCTAATGGGTTATTTGCTTGAATGCCTGCTTGGGTACGCATATCATCTGACCACTCCGGAGCAAGACTTCCACCGTCCCATAATTGTGTGTATTCAAACATAGCAAAGTTTAGTAGGAACAAGTATTCTTTTGCGGCTACTTCAAATGCATCTGCATCTGTTTTCCAAGCATTTGATGGACTTTGATAACCTGATGGATCCCACTTGCCGGCATCGTATGCTTCTTCCATTGCGGCATACAAATCGCCTGACTGCCAGTCAGCGGCCAAGTAATTGTATAATTTAATATCGTCTGCAGGTAAACCGTGCATATGAATTGTGTGGAAGACGTGTTCAATGACTTCTTGTGCATCTGCATCGCCATCGCCATATCCATCACCAGTTGAGTTCAAATACCAAACCATATCGTTTTGAACGGTATTATCAAACAAGTTTGTCAGATTCCAAAACGTAATGCCCGAGTCAGTTAAGAAATTTGTGCTGTAGTCTGAGCCGGCACCTCTGGCTACTCGTTGTATAGTTGGCACTCCTGCGTGATAAGTTCCTGTGTCACCACTAAGTGTTTTAATTAAATTTCTTTGTAATGTTGAATTAATACCTGCGCCATCTGGATCTGTAAACAATTCAAACATACGTGCTACTTTTTCTACCCACGCATCCGGTACTGCTGTTTGGCCGCCGACACTGCCTGCCGCCATAACTCGTACACCGTTAACAGTAACTTCACGTTTAAAGAAATTGCTACCATCGCCAGTAACATCGATAATTGCGCCATTGTTATATTCTGGATCTGTTGATGTATTTGCACTAGCATTGGTGTACGATACTGTTCTTGTTGTAGTTTGTGTCGACGTTATATCATACGGAGATCTTAATGCTCCGTTATCATCTATTGGATAATAATTTTTTAATCCTTTTCTTATGAAAGGGTTAAAGTTACTTTCTAAATATAACGAATTAGTAAAGTTTTCTCTAGTGCCACGTCTAATAATGCCATGTTCTAAGTCGTGCCATAGAGATGTATTTGATAGGCTATAATCAGCACCATACTGATTTATCCACCAACTTGGTATTTCTGTAAAACCTAACATTTCCCAAGGGTGTGTATGAGGCCTTACTGTATCGTAATAATATTCATACCAGCCTCTCCAGTGTCCTGGTAAGTCTGAGTCGCCTCTGTAATTCCATGTCCAAGAGTCATCAGCATCATAAAATTCGTTAGTTACTGCATCAAGATTATTAGATGACACCCAATTTGCATAATTTAAATTTAATAAATCATTCCAGTCGTTTTGACTATAGAATGTATTTCTAAATGCTCCTGGTTTTACTACTGCAACATTTAGATCTGCTAAACTATTATTTTCTCTAAATTCTGCTTTTGCAGAGTTATAAATTCTTTTTTCAAATTCAAGTAAAATGTCATCTCGTCTATCATTATATAAAGATGTTTTACTTCCGTCATGTCCGACTAGTAAACTTTGTTCAGTTTGAAAACTGCTATCTACTTCTATGGTAGGAGTATATAATGGATATAATCCCATTGTGCTTGGTGTAGGTGGACATTGAGCACTATCTCTGTCTTGATTATATAATTTAGATATAATTGTGTTGCCTATGGCATAACCAGACGTTGCAGACAATGTTACAGTAATTGGATTAAAAGATGTAATTGTATAATCTGTATCTACTTCAAGCAATGTTCTGTTATTGTTACTGTCAACTAAGTAAACTAATAAACTGTTTTCAATTTTATCTAGATCTGCATAGTTGGTTAGAGTATAAGAAACTTGATCTAGCGATGAAATACTAAATTTTTCTTCTGTGTAATTATCTCCAAACGGTAAAATATATGTCTGGTTAAATACTTTTTTGCCTACACTATAACTGATTAAACTTCTTAATACCTTTTCTAGTATAAATTCGTTCGATAAATCTGTTACATCAGTTACATTAAAATAGTTAGTAAGTTCTTTTTTAAACCTACGTTTGTATCTTGTATATTCTCTATTATTAAATCTTAATGCATCTACAAGATTATGTTCTTGATCGTCTAATAAAAATGCACCTAGTATAGTGTCTTGTGTTGCCTGTATAATCTGATCTGCTTTAGAAGGTTCTTTTTCTAAATTTGCAAAGTTATTTGAACTTAGTACATTGCCTGTAAAGTTTTTTTGATCTTGAATATATGATTTAAAATGTGGCAAATATTCAGGTTCTGCTATTGTAGTTACATCATTGTTGAAAGGATTACCTCTCCAACTTAATGGTAGTTCGTATTTAGAAATAGAGTCATTTGATAATAATCCACTATCACTTAAGACACTTATATCAATCAAGTCGTTAACTGCAAAATTAAACGATGTAAATGTTATGTAACCTGTATCACTGTAAGTAAAATCTTCTCGTTTTTTGCCGTTAACTAATACTTCAATATCGTATCCCGAAGAATTGTCTGTATCTACGTTTGGAATACATCCTATGTAAAATTTAGTTTTGCTTTCATCTATATCAAAAATTGATAATTCAAATTTTGTAATAATTCTTTGCTTGTTTTTATTAGAAGCATTTTTTAAATAAGTATGGTACTCTGGTGTAGATTTTAAAAGTTTGTAATAGTAATAACCATTTTGGCTTGTTTCTGTTGTAGAACCAATTGCTGTATAACCATATCTTACAGTATCTATAAAGTTTTCGTATTCTACTTCACTAGAACTTTTAAAAGGTTTAAAACTTATAGGAAATCCATACTCTGCATCATTAGTACCTGTGCCTAATTTGTGTGCAAAAATTTTGCTACCAGTAAAATTGTTTAAAGGATAAAGTGATTCATTACCTAAATATTTAAGATCATCGTTATACAGGTTAAATAGCGGAGCCTGATTTGCAGTAGATTTATTCTGTGCTTCTATAAGCCCAGTGGATGTAAGATAAAAATCTTTACCTTTATGTGCTGTCCCTGAAATAACCGTTACTGTTTCATTGCTGGCTAGTGTAAAGTTTGCAGATGTAACAGGATCTGTTGCTACACTTAAATTTATTACATTTGCTGAAATGCTTACATTATAAACATGTTTTGCAATATCTACATTATCTTTTGGAAAAATAATTGTTGTGCCGTTAGTAAGATTTACACCATCTATAGATTGTTCTTCTGGTGAGCCGTTTACATTTTCAAATTTTAAGTTACCTGCATTAATATCTACATTGCCTCTAGATGTTGTACCGTGATTAAACATCTCTAGATTCTTATCATATTCTAAAATAGGCCTTACTGCTCTAGCAGAACTTACAGGTGTATTAGTTATATACAAACTTTCATGATACCAAAAGTTTACTCTACTCCAAATGTTCTCGTTTCCTGCACCTCTACCAATTGTATAATAATTTTTTGTAGTAAGATTGGGGTTAAATAAATTACCAAAGTTTAAGTTTTTCTTTACTAATTGAATACTGTCGCCTACGCCTTCAACTATATATTCTATATCTGCTTTATTTTGAGGTATAACATAGTCGCCGCTAAATTTAATTACTTGACCATTTACAAATTTTGTGCTACTATTAGGCTCAGTATAAGATGCTTTACCTAAGATATCATTATCAATATCTATTGGATTACTAGCCGAGCCAGTAATGGTAATAATATCTGGCCCACCTTTATGTTCTATACTACCGCCACTTGTAAATGCACTATATCCTTGTGAATTTGCAGTAAGTCTTAAATCATTATCAGTATATAATTCAATTGAGGTATCTGTAAGTACTCTAACAAAAAATGAACTGTTATTTATTTCAGTCATTCCACTTACATCGGATATGCTTACTTTAGTTCCTGTTACAAAACCGTGACTAGTGCTAGTTGTAACTATACAAGGATTTGCCTGTGATATGCTACTAATATTTGCTTGTACAGTAGGGTCCCAAAAATATTCTTGATAGTTTACAAATTTGTCTATATCGATAGGTGGTAAAAATGTTTGGAAATTGCTATTAAAAAATTTATTATGATTTTTAGTATCAATGCCAAATGTATTAAAAATACTAATTAGTTCATCGTAGAACAAGAAGTTTTCGCTTTCACCTGTTGTTAAGTTTACAGTATTAACTGTAGGTGCTAAACTGTAGTAGGATCTTTCTATTGTTGGTTCAGATATAAATGCACCATTTACATTATGATCTTCAGAAGATTTAGAACCCACAAAGCCTGATATATTTACAACGTTTGCTTTTGAATATAATTGCTCTACTGTACTTTCAAAGAAGTTTTTTATTGCACTTGTTTGATGTACATTAGGTAATTGTGTATAAATCTTATCTGCCACTATTTGTCAGCCCTTAATGTTTGTGAACTAATTTTTTCTACTATTTCTATATCATTAACTGTTGCTGTACTTAAAAACAACTCGTAAGGTTCAGATTTTACTTGGAATAAATCACCAAAACTACCTGCTGTGTTTTTAGGTAAAATTACTATACTTCCTATAGTATTGCCTAGTTGCTGATGAACATAACTTGCTAGTTCTGTAAAGTAAAAAGTTTCACCAAATTCCCAATTATTAATGTTAAAATACTGATTAAATGTTTGAATGACTCTAGACTTTATTTCATTATCACTTAAACTTGAACCTGGTATTTTTACAATTCTAAATTTTGCTTGTAAACTTGTATCAGCATCGGTTCCAAACAATCTTTTAAATTCTGCACTTTTATAAACAATTACATCACTTGCACTCTTAAATTGATCTAACGATAAGAACTCGTTTGATAATTCTTCATTTGTTGGTGCTAGTGGAAACTCTGTTCCTGTTACATTAATATATTTTAAAATCTGTGAGTAGTAGTTATTTGTTAATACAAGCATTTCTACTACATTGCTAATACTAGGATCTATTCTAACATCGTTTGGTGCTCTGTGATCCCATTTCATAACAACTGGTACTGGATTTGTTTCTAGAGTATTTTGTGTTTCTGCTCTACCGTTTCTTACAAAGTAATCTTTGTTTGATAAAAGCAGACTTATTGTACCGGGTGTTGTGGTACTTTCTGCACATTTATAAACATTGTTTTCGTCTACAACATATACTAATATGTCTTTGTATTTTCCTATTACATTTTCTAATAGTTCTGCAACTGAAAGTGTGTCTACAATAAGCCAATTAATACTAGCAATATCTATTGGGTTTGCAAAACTGCCTGCTGACAATGTTTCTGATTGAGTTGTGTCTAACGTTGTTTCAGATCTATAATCAACTATGCCGCCTGATACTGGTCTATCGTATTCGTATCCATCAAAGTCTGTAACTTTTTCGTATATAACTAAATCATTTTGTCCTACAAACTCATCGTATTGTTGCGGTCTATCTGGTACTAAATCACCGTCTGTATCTACAGGCGCAATTTTTACTTTACTTGGATCAGTATATCCATCTTCATATTGATATGGGCCTATAATATCCCATTCGATATTGTTTTCTAATTTTTCTCTACTGTTTAGATAACTTACAGTAATTTTATCTCTACTAACACCTACAGAATCTGAAGCATATAGATGATTGTTGTCATCTAAATCGTTGTATTGTATTGTTCCTGTTCCAGCAGTAGCATTTGCATCTACTAATAGTACACTACCAATTGCTGATGCATTGTATACAGCACCAGTGGCACCATATGAATAAACATTTCCTCCAACTTGTAAGTTGTTACCATGATATATTTCTATAATATTTGTATCTGGATTTAATTGCTTATATGTGATATTGCCTTCGCTACCAGTTAAAATGTTTGTTCCAAATGTTGTATTTGAAAATTCTATTTGGAAATTTATTGGTAACTTAGATACTGCACCACTAAAGTTTGAAATTGTAACATTAGGTGTTAATGCATTTCCTTGCGGGTCATCAAAAAATGTATTAAGTTCTACTATTGCTTCATCAACAAATCTGTCTTTGGAAATAATTGATGCTAAATCGCCTGGATTCGAAATATCGTCTGAAAGTATTCCAAAGTTACTTTGCCATTTAATTCTAATATCACTCCATCTAGCATCTCTAGATTTTATTGGAATCATTGGGTTAACACCATTAGGCTCGTAAAATGCATTATTTTCTTGGCTCTGCCATGAATCGCCTATACCGTCAGCAACTTTAGTTACAACATTAGGTTTATCACTCCACCAAAACTCTTCATCATTAGATGGCTTGTAATTTAATGTGTTTAATACAATTTTATCTCTTGTTGCTTTTGTTGTACTGTCTGTAACTTTTACACTATTTACATTATAAAATCTTAAATTATTTTTACTTTCAGCAATATATTCTATACCTCTGATTGTAATATTATATCTCCAACTAGTGTTATCAATTGGAGTGTAATCAAATTTGAGTAACCAACTATTATCTTCTGTGTTACCTATATTTTGTATACCATATGTACTAGTTGTAGTGTTATCAGTATCTCTATCTAATGCAGGTAAGTTTGAATTTGTGATTATATAAAATTCGTTTGTTTCTATATTAAATCCTAATCCAAAACTTTTCTTATCATTTATCTGAGAAACTAGTGCTTGTTCTTCACTTGGTGTAAATGTTTTTCTTAGTGTTGTAATAACTTCGTATGCTCGCCAATCTTCGTTCACGTCAGCACTCAATGACCACGGTCCTACACTAGTACTAAGACCACTTGCTAATGCACCATTATTTTGTACGTCAATTATTCTTACCCATTTATATTCGGAAGGTATATCTGGATTTACAAATTTTACAAAGTTATTTTCTTGAAAAACTTGTAGACCTGAAAAACTTGGATTGTTATTTACTACAACATCTGATCTATCTATTGCGCCACTGCCATCAGTATCGTAAACTGTTTGTAGCATGTAACCTGTTTTATTTTTTGCTTTTACAGGCAGAGGTTTCCAACTTATAACTAGTCCTGTTGTGTTTAAAACAGCAGGTCTAATTGCTTGATAAGTTTGTCTAACTTTATTATACATAAAGTTGTTTAAATTTTGTTCTTTAAAATATGTTGGTAAAATATTTCTTACCACTGTAGATGCAGAATTGTTCTCATTGACAATTAATGATTTATTTAAAAATGCATCTTTTTGTGCAATAACACCATCTTCCGTATAAGTCTTTACACTTTGGAAAGTCCCGGTAGGATCATTAATATCTATATATCTGCTATGCCCTGCATGTGTTTTATTTGTTGCTCTTAACTTTAAAATATTAGAACTTTGACTTAAAGGAAATACGTTATAATCCTGTGCTGATACCATTCTATTTTGAGTATAGAATGTTTGGGGTGCTCTTGCTTTAATATTTTCTATTGATTCTGCAGGTAAACTATTGTTTACACTAGATTTTAATTCAAAGCCAAGTGTTAATAAATAATCGTCTCCTGCACCGTTTGTATATGGAACTGATATAGAAAGATTTCTTGCATCATCAGGTTGTATACTATATCTATCTCCTGCACTTGTTCTATACCAAGTTCTGTAAATACCAGTAGGAATATTACCAAAGTTGCCATCAGGGAACTTTAATCGTATGCCATCGTTATTTAAATTTTCAATAGCATATAAATTTCTTGTGTTTAAACTTTTACTATTGTAATTTAGTGTTTGTCCTACTGTGTTAGGTATTTTTGCCCATTGATTTAAAACTGTACCGCCTGTAGATACTTCTTGAACAAATACATCAGTTTCGTTGATGCCGTTTACTGCTATATCTTGTATTCTATTTTCTGTTGGCGATGTAAAATTAAAATCTTGAAATTGTAATGTTCCTTGCTTGAACATTAAGAAAAATCCAGTATTGTCACTTGCTAAACCTAAGCCATCGTTTCTATAAAAGAAATTAAACGGTGCTAGAGGATCAGGTGATACTTCATAAAAATATCCGTTGTCATTAAAATTGCCGTTTACTATTTCAAATGGTCTACTAGTACCATTGGCGTTAATTGTAAAACTGTATGCAATAGGTGAACCTATAGTTGTATTAATCTGATACATCTCTGTTGGCACACCGCTTACTGAACCTGTTTTGATAGGTGCAGTAAATCTATTAGTAGAACTCATACCAGCATTTAGAATTGTTATAAATTGTTCATAACTGTCTGGGTTGTTTGCATCATCCCAAAATACTGTCGAATTGTTTAAACTATTATTTTGGCTATCTGTTAATGGTTCGGAAGTTTTAACTGATACTAGTTTCATAAGTCCACTAGCCGCAACATTTCTCTTAGGATTGTAACCTAACATCCTTGCAAGTTTAAATACTGAGTCTCTTCTTTCTGCTGTTTCTAAAAAGTTTTCTCTAGTATTGATATCCATTCTGAATGCAATACTTTGTGATAAAAACGAAAGTAATTCTATAATTGCAATAAATTCAGAACTTTCAATAAAGTCATTGAAATTTTCAGGAAAGTTTGTTTTTATATAATTTACAAGAGATGTCTTAATAGAGTCGAAATCATATGCTTGGAAATCTACTTGACTGTAAGCCTTATAGGCAACTTTCCAGTCTTCTGCCGCAAATAAATTATTTTGTCTATTTACAATAGCCATTTACTAAACTCCACTCTGAGATATGTACTCTACAAAAAGTGTTTCACTGCTACTTAACATAACATAACTAATTGTAACTTCTGCTCTTATTGAATGGTCACCTATTAATATATCAATATTATCAAGTGTTGCTCTAGGTTCACCATCTATTATTCTTTCAATATCTTCTTTTACTATTTCTTCTAATTCTGGAATATTAGGATCCATTAATAAATCATAAATTATTGTACCATACTCAGGACGCATAACTCTTTCGCCTTTTTTTGTATACAATTGATTTAAGATATCTCTCTTTATTAATTCAGAATCTACTAGAGTATAAGGTGCTCTAATTTTATCTGCTGTACTGAATCCTTTAAACAAAATTGCCATACTTGTATTTATCAAAAGTATTAAAAGATGTTTTAATAAGACTTGACTTAATCAAAAATGTGCTGTATAATGTAGAATACACAAAAATTGTTTAAATAGTACTACACTCAAATTGGGGAAATATGCAAAATTTAACTACAAAAGACCTTAATAACACACTAGAAGAAGAACTAAGAATTATGCTCGTTGAGAAAAACAATGAGAATAATAGTCTTAGAGGTACAATTGAATTACTAGAACAAGCCGTTGCAGAAGAACAAGAACAAAAATACAGATTACTTGTTGAGAATGCTGATTTAAAAAAAGAAATTAAGAGTCTTAGTTAATAGAATCTTTTTGATCTGGTAGCACTGGTGGAGTTCCAGTTCTAAATATACCTGCTTTTCTATATGCTCTATCTTTAATTCCTATTAGAATTTCACGTTGTTGTTTGAATGACAACGTCGTTCCTTGATGCATGTTTATATATTGGTTCAACTCTGCTTGTATGTCTAACCAACCAGGTGTAGAAAATAACTCTGCTTCAAACTGACGTCTTTGTACATAATCCTCTCTGACTGTAGGTCTAGTGTTTGGTCCTTTAGTACCAGTTCTCCATCTTTGCATTTTGCTAACAACATCTTCGTACCTGCCGTTATTAAGAGATTCTAGAACACCGCTATTTGAAAAATTCTCTATTCCTATGTGATGTGCAAAACTTGTAAGTGCAGTAAATTGATATTCGTTTAATGGTACTTTTACAAGATTCTTTACTTGCTCACTTATGAATGTTAAATCTGCATTAAAAATTAGTTCTTCTGCTTTAGGTCCTACTCCGTTATTTACATCGACATACGTCATTCCTGTTTTCTTGTTTCTGAAAATAATACTTCCACCATCAACGTCCATGGTATACCCTGCTTTATCTAGATCCATCAATACTTGTAAATATGTATCTGTAACGTCTGCCATTATCCTTTTCCTGTTATCTGATTAAATTTTGCTTTTGCATCGTTAAATGCTCCTGTGTTAGCACCTACAGATTTTTTAAAGTTATCTACTGCATCGCCACCAACTCCAAACTGCTTTTCTAAACTGCCTGAAATGGCATTTTCTATATTACCAAGATCTAATTGTGCCATTTTATCTTTAATATCCAGCGGCAAATTATTTAAAAAGTCTAAACTAAACATACCTTTAAGTTTATCAAAGTTTACTAATTGTTTAACTTTATCTTGTAGTTGGTCAATTTGTGCTTGGAATGGTAATGAAGGAAGTTTAGGCAATGTAATACCCATTAACGATGCAAGTTTTTTACCTGCTTCTAGACCATTAAGGTTTAACTCACCGGATAATAAAAATGCTGAAATTGGATTTCCTATTACATCTTCATATACGCCTCTAGCATCTGATAAAGCATCAGTTACGCCTGAGGCTTTATTATTAATATCACCTACTGTATCTGAAAATTTTGTACCTAATTTTGTTCCTTCTGGAGTGTCTACATCTGCAGGTACACTATCAGTAGGGTCTATTTGTCCGGGTCGTAATTCTTTATCAACTGATACATCTTCTTTTTTGTTTTTATCATCTTTATCACCTGCAGGATCATAATTTACATGACCGCTCCATGGCTCTGCTGTTATAAGTTGACTAACTATAGTTTCTATTTTATCACCTTTCTCAGGACGTTTACCTCCTGTAGGTAAAATTGGCCCTTCACCTGAATCGTTATACTCAGGAGCCTTCCTGCTTTGATCTTGTTTCTTAGAAAATTGTAGTGGTGTAGCCGCTTGTGCCTTTGGTGGTAAAGGTGGCGGTGGCGGAACTGCTGGTAAACTATTTAACTGTACTGTGGCACCTCTGACCTCTGTGATAGCAACACTTTTCATACTTGAACCAAGTACACTATCAATAGAAGCCGCACCTGTTGTTGATAAACTTATTCCTCCTAATGCAGGATTAAATATATTATTTGCAACAACATCAAATTTTCCTGTATCATTCATTATTCTACCACTAGCACTTAATTCTATATCACCTGCCTGTGCAGTAAATTGAGCACTCTTTTCTGATAGTAAACTTGTTGAACCTTTTGAATGTAACTTAATATGGCCAAAGCCAGTGCTGTCTAGTCCTAGTACACCTGCTATTCCGCCTCTTCCCCTATAACCGTCAGCATCGTTATCACCAGCCGCCATTAGATTAATGTCTTGTCCGGATTCAATATTGATATTTTTATCTGCTCTTAGATTAAAATTATTTTTTGCTCTAAAATTAATATCTTTATCAGCAAAGAAATGAATAGAACCGTCGTTTCCTAATTCGACCCATGCTTTACCTGATTTGTTTATGAGATATATTACACCTGTATCATCATCTAATAAGATCTGATTTCCGCCGCCTGTTCTAATTCTTATGTTTTTACTATTTGCATCGCCATCGCCATCATCCATTACAATACTATGGCCAGCATGTGTAAATTTTCCATCTGGATTTTTTCTACCTTTAGTTAAAACTCCCCAAATATTACTAGCATCCTCTCGTCTAGCACTAGATGAACTTACGCCTCGTAATGGATCTAATGCTAAGCCTTGATTTACTATGCTCTTTGATAGAGGATTATTTACAGGGTATAATTCTTTATTATTTGTTTCGCCTTGATCTTTTGGTTGTTTTTCTACAGTTGGTAGTAGGTAATCACCGCTCTGATACGTAAGGTCTCCAGCATTACCTGGTATCATTTTATTTTTTTCTGTTAAATTATAATAACCTACAACAAATGCTGATTTTACACTACCGTCTACTATAGCAACTAGTACTCGGTTACCTGGTTCAGGCGCCTGAGTCCACATACCGTAACTAGTTATAGGTTTTTCAGATTCGGTAGGGTCGTCTATATTTTTATTTACGTTCATGTTGCCGTAAAATGGTCCAGCATATCTGGCCATAATGCCGCCTATACTTGCTTTGTTTGTAGGGCTCTTATGAAAGTTATCGAGAAACACATTAATTGTGCCGTCTCTTCTATTAGATGAATTTCCATTAACAACACCAGAATAAACGCCAGGTGGTATCTTAGAAAGATTTTCTGCTTTTTCTGTTAAGTTTTTGCTTGATCGGATACTGGCATTAACCATTCCGTCATTTTTACCATCCATACTCAATTTTAATTACCGCCTTTATCCCTTTGCCATGACTCGTATGCCGCGGCTTCATCACTATTAATTATCCCTCTCTCAAGTAAATCTTGTAGTGTTACTGGATCTCCTTCTCGTATACCTGCTACGATTCTATCTCCTGTAAAGTAACCATTTATCCATGCAGGTGATTTATTTTTATCAGAGTCTGTTTCAGACTGGAAGGCAGATTGTCTATCTCTTAGGAAGTCTTTTTCTTCTAGAGTCATATCATACTCTACCATAGGTTTTAATTGACTAATATCGATTGCTGTTTCTTTTGCTCCTGCAACATCAACAGTAAACAAACCATTTTGAAATCTACATGTTGCAGTAAATATTCTATAAACACCTGAGAAGAAATATGCTGTTCCTTCTTCTCCGTCACTATACCATTTTCCAGTATTGCTGTCTTCATCTTTTACATTCAAATCAAAATATCTAGGAGTATTAATTTCTAATAATAAAAAATTATCTTTTCTTGATGTAGTAATACCGTCAGCATCATTACTTTTAGAATTAGCATCATTACCAAAAGATAATTCTTGTGTATGAAATAGTTTATCATTTGGCTGTCCTAAGTACCATGGATCTCCTCTGACTACCATGTTAAGGTCTACTAAAAATCTACCCGAATTCTGTTGTTGAAACAAATATGCCATCAAAGAGTTTCTATTACTTTTTTGTGGGGCTCCCATTACATGTGAATTTGTATGGCCTTCTTGTCCAGCCGCTACTGGACCAGAATTTACTTTTTCAGCATCGCTTTCTTTGACATTTTCACTAGTACGTTTTGCTAACTCTTTTTGTAACAATTCTTCAGCATGTTTTGAGCCTCCTAAAAGGTCAACACCGTACACATACCCACTAGGAGTAGGAGTATAATCTTCACTTCCGTCTATAATTCTTTGATTGTCACTTTCTGTGTTAGTACCAGATTGATTTGATGGGCCTTTTTTATTAAGTAATAAATTAGATATACTTTCTCTAGTGACCTTATCTTGTAGCATACCTGCAAATGCTTTTGCACTAGAAGAATTTATGTCATTTAAAAGATTTTTTGCTGTGTTAGAATCAAAACCTAATATCCCTGCTATTCCACCTAGGATATCATCTTTGCCTTTAAATAGATCAAATAATTTTTTTGCATCTTTAACTTTTTCTACTTTATCAAATAACTCATTAATAGCATTACTGTCTTCACTTGCTGGTACAGGAGTTGCAGATGAGTGACGTGTGTTAAGCACAGGATCTCCGACCATGCCTCCTGCAACTGGTAATAAAAAATCTAGTCCTTTATTATAGTTAATATCTAAACTTACTATTTGGTCGTTTCTTCCAGTAAACAAATAATGATATGCTTTCTTTATTTGCATTTCTTTTACTGCTTTAGCCATTTGCTCTGGGTTATAAATTAATCCTTCAGATGTCAATGCAGTAACCTGTTGTGTTTTTACTAGTACAGGCTTATAGATTATTTTTTTAACATATTTTCTTCTTGTTGGATTATACTCTAATTCAACTACTTCGTAATTCATCGATAATTTATATGTTGATGTTTTAGATTGATCTTCTTTTATAAATGGTTCACCTGGATTAATTACCTTGCTAATCTTAGTAAAGAACTCATCGTTCATAGATAATAACATTTCAAAATATTCGTTTATGCCTAAGCCTCGTTTTGCAACTAATTCTATTTTTCCTGTATCAACTTTCTTAACAAACCCGCTAGATTTATTTTCTTCGATAATTTGTTCTAATTCTTCAGCATTTGGTTTGTCTATTTCGTCTAATCCAGGAACACTTTGAATACTAGTTGTTTCTGTTGTACTTAATGTTTCATCTATAATTAAATTTTCTGCTATTCCTGATTGTTTTTTAGATTCGTTTTTAAGGTCTCCTGCTGTACCTCGTACTTGTTTAGGAATTCTATCAATTGGATTAGGTGTGTTTAGTATATCATTAACTGTATCTTTTGCTTTATTAAATGCATTTAAGTTTATGCCTTTAGAAAAATCATCTATTCCTTGTTTTTCTTTAGGGTCTATTTGTTGTGCGGCCACTAATCCACTCAAATCAAATTCTATTATGTCTGGTGTTGCATTCTCATTTGCAGATGATTGTAATTGGTCGTTCAATAGTACTTCTAATCCTGTAGGGCCTTTAACGTGTTCTGTTATAGTACTACCTACAGTTGTTGTTAGTATCGGTAATGCTTTTAATTGCGGGTTGTATGCATATTCGTCTGTTACAACTGTATCGAATTGATATCTACTACCTGTTTGATCTATGTTAATGCTAAATTGTTTTAGTGCAAGTTTATAGATAAATGGACCTACTATGTCTGCTACTATGTTTCCGCCTCCCTCTATGTCATCATAATCAGGCTTCTGAGGGTCACCTCCCGTCTCTGTTCTACCTTTGAATGAGATCTCTAAAAACAGAGGAAAATCTTTTGTTTCAGTAGGAATACCTAGATATGTTTGTGCCCTTGTAATCATGTCTGGAAACGATGCCGCACCAGGCTGTATTATTTCAAACTCGCATGTTTTATTAATAACACTATTAGGACCGCCTGAAACTGTGACTAAATCTATATTGTCTATTGTAATGCCAGCAGTTGCTCCTGTACTAGCAAGAATTACTGTATTCTCTGGAGATGCCTTAAGAGCACCATTTAAAAAACCGCCTCCTAATTTTTTAGTCTTACTGCCTTTAGAGTTATCTGCATTATTACCTCGTTTATCTTTTCCATCTGTTGCAGTTTGATCTTCATCAGGCTCTTGTGATGAGGAGGAACTTTCTACGGGCGGTATCATATACAATGTAGCAACATAAGTAGGCGAATCATAGAAGTCTAATACATTTGGTAAAACTGCTCCGACGTATTTATTATTTGTTGTTGTATCTGGACCAGGTACAGTTTCTCCTTCACTTGGTGCTTCTGGTGTAGTTGATGTGCTAGGAGGACTTTCAGAAGGCGTACCTCCTGCATTTACATCTCTGAATCCTATTGCATCTGGATCTGCCATCTTATAAACCTGCTATTCTTTTAACAGTATCGCCTGACGGTAATTGTATAACTGTTCCTTCTACAAAATCATTAATAGGGTCTACTAATACATCTGGATTTCTTAGTGCAAACACCCACCACAGTCTTGTATTATTGTAAATTTTATATGCTAAAAGATCAGGTCTTTTGTGATCAGCACTACTTAATGTGTACTCTTCGTCATATAAAGATTTTGGCATTTTTGGTAATGCATTTAAATCTAAAAAGTTTTCGAATGTGCCAGCATTTTTTAAAAAACTATCTCTTCTATGAAAGTTAGCCATTATACAAACCCATCCTTATAACTTTCACCAGTAGTAATACCTTTGAGATCAAATCTTTTGCGTTGTTTTTGAGGTGTGTAAGTTGGCTGTAAATCAATCATCACTGATGTTGACGTAGGCACATATGTGGTTGTAGGTTTTCCCTTTATATTTGTGACTACTGGTACATAGTCTACTGTATCGGAATATTCAACAGTATAACTTCTTAATACAACTGGTACTTTATTAAAACCATGGTCTCCAAGATATTCAAATAATAGAACCGGTGGCGGAGTACCTGCTACACCTCTACCTACTGCTGTATCACCGTATTCAGATTTTGTCATAACTTTTAAAAATGTTAATACTGCTAAAACATATCTTGCTTCATCTATATTGTTTGCAGTAAAATCTGATGATACAGGAAAATTAGGCGGTGTCGAATTTATATACGACATGATAGGATAATTCATTCCTTGGCCTTCATGCTGATGATAGTTTGCAGTACCACTAATAAAAAACCTAGGAGTATATTGAAAAACTAAGCCACCTGATTCGATAATAGGCGCCAATAATGCTGATTCTTCAGCATTGGAGGCAGTTGCTCTGTAAGTAAGTAATTCTCCTGCAGATTTAGGTCGCAACCTAGCACGCCAGTCTTTATTTTCTGCTAAACTGCCTTCATTTGAAACATCTAACGCCGCGGCTTGATTACTTTGTTGTGCTAATCTATTTCTTAATTGTAATTCGCTTAAATTTCTTGCACCAAATAACAGGTTTGAATCTGCGTTTCTAGGAGGACTTGCTAAACCTCCAAAGATATCGCCACCTAGATTTCCTAAAAGGCCACCTACTGCTCGCCTTATTACTGGATTATCTATTGAGCCAAGTTTTTGTTTAGCCTTGTTTCCAAGATATCCTGATATTAAATTTCCAAATGCCATACAACTATTTATCTAATCCATTAACAGATGTTATTATTATCCAGTTTAACTAAATACTACTTGACATACACAAAAGACTGTGTATAATACTAACAATATAAATGAACGATAATTTTGAGGAGAGTTAATGGCACAGCCTAAAAAAGTTAATTATCTTAATAACAGAGATATATTAAAAGAAATACACAAAAGCAAAATGTCATACTGCTATCTAGCAGATGAAAAATACAGCATATTTGATATAATTCTAGAAGACGTTAAAAAGATCAATAGAAATAGTCTTAAAACTGCTAGAGAAAATCATGTTGCTAGACTACAATATGACGCATATCAGGCCGCAATGGCCAAACATGATCCTAAGGATTATAAAAATAAACCTAAACAAAAAGAGTTTGCTGTAGATCCTAAGAGCATTGATAAAGAAAAAATTGTTTTTAGAGTAATGACTATGGAACACATTCCAGATGAGCCAGGTAGAAAGAAAAATCCTAAAAATGAAGCAGAAACTAAAGCAAAAGTAAACTTTCCAGCATTTAAACATTATGCTTATCAAGGTGATGAAATAGTAGAAGTTGCTAGAAGTCATTGGGAAGGCAGTTTAAGTAACGGGCAGTTTAATCCTACTGTTGGTAGTATTACTAACAAATTAGGCACAATGTTTTTAAAACTAGTTGAAAGGTACAGTCACAGAGCAAACTGGAGAGGGTACACTTATGTAGACGAAATGCGTGGACAAGCATTAGTACAGTTATCTCAAATAGGATTGCAGTTTAACGAAGCAAAATCAGATAATCCATTTGCATACTATACTGCCGCTGTAAACAATAGTTTTACTAGAGTATTAAATTTAGAAAAAAGAAATCAAACTATCAGAGATGATATTTTAATCGACTCAGGCCACTTACCAAGTTATGGTAGACAGATTCAGCATGAAAATGAGATGAAGGCTTTGAGAGAGTCGGCAATAGAAAACGAAACTACAGACATAAACAACAATTAATATGCCACAACTGTTTAAGACAGCGGCCTGTTTTACGGATATACATTACGGATTAAAGCAGAATAGCCGTTTACATTTACAAGACTGTGAAAGGTACATAGATTGGTTCATTGCAGAAGCAAAAGCCAGAAATGCAGAAACATGTATATTCTTAGGCGACTGGCATCACCACAGAGCAAGTGTAAATGTAGCAACAATGAATGCTACTATCAGAGATCTTAAGAAACTTAACAATGCATTTGAAACTGTTTATTTTATAACAGGTAATCACGATTTATATTATCGTGATAAACGTGAACTTAACAGTATCGAATATGCAAGAGACCTATCTAACTTTGTTATGGTAGATGAACACTTCCTACAAGATGATGTTGCTATTATTCCTTGGCTAGTAGGTGATGAACACAAAAAAGTTGCAAAGATGCAATGTAAATATATGTTTGGTCATTTTGAATTGCCGTTTTTTAAAATGAACGCAATGGTTGAAATGCCGGATCACGGTGGAATTAAAGCAGACATGCTTAAAGGTCCTGAACTTGTATTCAGTGGACATTTTCACAAACGTCAATATAACAATAATATACATTATATAGGCAATGCTTTCCCTCATAATTATGCTGATGTAGGCGACGAGGAAAGAGGAGCAATGTTTTTGACATGGGGAGAAGAACCGCAATATGTAAATTGGACTGAGTGTCCTAAGTATAGAGTGTTTGCACTTAAAGAATTATTAGACAATCATCAAAATCTATTAGACGAATACACTTATGCTAGAGTAAAACTAGATATCAGCATATCTTATGAAGAAGCAAACTTTATAAGAGAAAAATTTGCTGAACAATATAAAGTAAGAGAACTACAACTTATTCCTATAAAAGAAGAGGAGGAGTATGAGGGTGGCGAAATAACTTTCGAAAGTGTTGATCAAATAGTTATACAACAATTAGAAACTATAGAAAGCAATACAGTAGAATCTCAGAAATTAATAGACATTTATAATAGTATTGAAATAGAGTAATGGGCAAATTAAGACAGTGGTTTAGGAATTGGTTTGACAGGCAGATAGAACAAAGTATGCAACGTCAAGCAAATAAATTATTTTTAAAAGGACAAAAACGAAAGAATGCTAAAAATTAAGAACGTATCAGCAAAGAATTTTATGAGTGTTGGTAACAACACACAGGCAGTAAACTTTGATGGTTGTCAACTTACATTAGTTTTAGGCCATAACTTAGACATGGGTGGTGACGGTAGCAGAAATGGTACTGGAAAAACTACTATAATAAATGCACTCAGTTATGCATTATACGGCGAAGCATTAACAAATATTCGAAAAGATAATCTTATAAACAAGACAAACGGCAAGGGCATGATGACCACTGTCGAATTCGAAATAGAAGGTCGTGAATATAGAATCGAGCGAGGAAGAAAACCTAATGTATTAAGATTGTTTATAAATGGCGAGGATGCATTAGATAATGAACAGCAGGGCGACAGCAGAGAAACACAAAAAGAAATAGAAAAAATTATCGGTTTTCCACATAACATGTTTAAGCATTTAATTGCACTAAACACTTACACCGAACCTTTCTTATCAATGAAAAACAACGATCAACGAGATATGATTGAACAGTTATTAGGAATTACTGATTTATCTCGTAAAGCAGAAGTACTAAAAGATCGCCAAAAAGATACAAGAGATAGTATCAAAGAAGAAGAAATAACTATCAATACTATAGAGGCAAGTAACAAACGTATAGAGTTAAATGTTAAAGAGATAGAAAGTCGTAGTAAGGCATGGGAAAGAAACAAAGAAGATAAAATTATCGAACTGGGTAATGCTATTATAAATCTAGAGCAAGTTGATATAGAAAAAGAATTAGAAAATCATAAATTATCACATGCTATCAAAGAAGAAAAAGTAAAAGAACAAACTACTACAAAAGATCTTAGCACGGCAGAGCGTTCACTTGATAGAAGTTTAAATAAATTAAATGAATTAAAAAATAATTTCGAAGATGCAAAATCAGGCACTTGTCCTGCATGTGGACAAGACACAGCACATTTAGAAACACACGAAGAATACACAAAAGAATTAGAAGAAAAGATAGGTGCAGAGCAAATTTATTATGATGAGATTTTTGAAAAAGTATCAACACTTAAAAAAGAATTAGAAACATTTGATATCCCTGAAGAACCGGTAATCAATTATACATCATTAGAAGATGCACTATCACATAAACATAACTTAGAAACATTAAAGTCACAATTAGAAGAAAAAGCAGACGAATTAAATCCATATATTGAACAAATAGAATCTTTACGAAATACAGGAATTCAAAATATAAGTTTTGATAAAATGAATGAACTAACATTTTTACAAGATCATCAAGAATTTTTATATAAATTATTAACAAGCAAAGATAGTTTTATTAGAAAGAAAATTATAGATCAAAATATAATGTACCTTAATCATAGACTTGCACATTATTTGGAAAAACTAGGTTTACCTCATGATGTAAAATTTGCAAGTGATCTTGGTGTTGAAATTACTGAATATGGCAGAGACTTAGACTTTGATAATCTAAGTAGAGGAGAACGTAATAGACTTATATTAGGTCTAAGTTGGGCATTTAGAGACATGTACGAAAGTCTTAATAGGCCAATGAACTTAATGTGTATCGATGAACTTATCGATAGCGGAATGGACAGTATGGGTGTAGAGAATGCGTTAGGCATACTTAAAAAAATGCATAGAGAACAAGGCAAAAATATTATGCTCATTTCTCACAAGGAAGAACTTGTGGGTCGTGTAAATAATGTTTTAACAGTAGTAAAAGAAGGCGGCTTTACTGCATACAATACTGATACTGAATATGTTGATTGATTTTCATTTAAATACTCGAGCAAGATTTCTTTTAAAAAAGCCACCTACGTATACTCTTACATTTAAATTATACGATCATAGAGTTGCAAGGAGGATTTGGGAAATTTGTTTAAAGAATCCGTTACCGCCAGTATCACGAGATAGATTTTATGGATTTAATGATAGTCTAGAAGATATAGAAAAATCTTTACATAACTGCGTTGAACAGATTAAAACTCTTAGACCTGATTTAAATTTAGAAAATATAGATGCTAACTATTTGCATGAAAATTTTGTAAATTTACATAGTAACCTCACTGACTCGGAATTAGATAAAAAACTAAGTCATTGGTTAAGTATTTTAAATTATAAAATACACCAGTATGAGCAAATAGTTGCATTTGAAACACCACCCAAAAGATTTATTACAACAACAAATTATACAGGCGAACCATTAGAAGATGATGACTATGACTTGTTTACATTAGAATCGACTCCAGACATATTATATATGAACTACCCACATGTGGGTAAAGATCCGTTTGCTGTTTTTACTGATAACGATGTAACTATTCCTAAAGAACATATACATCCTACTAGTGTTTTAAAGCCGGACTTTTTAGTTTATTTTACTAAGCCTAGCCTTTTGCCGCCAGAAAGTTTGCTGATAAGAGCAAAAAGATTTTTGGCTAGAATGTATAAAAAATTACCTTACGATGTAGACGATAAAAGAATGGCATACGGTCGTATACCCTTAGGAAAATTAGTAGGCAAAGCAGACTTAGACATTATTGCTGAAAATCTTTTTATAGATCGTATAGAAGTTAGATAATGGCAAACTGGACTTATAATGGTAGTGTTGTAGATATATTACCAGAAGACTGCGAAGCATTTGTTTATTTGATTACTAACACTACAAACAATAAAAAGTACATAGGTAAAAAGTTAGCAAAGTTCAAAACAACCAAACCTCCCTTAAAAGGCAAAAAGAATAAACGTCGTGGTACAAAGGAAAGTGATTGGCGTACATATTGGGGGAGTTCAGATCATTTAAATGCAGATGTCGAAGAACTTGGAGAAAGCAGTTTTACTAGAGAAATATTACATTATTGTCCTAGTAGAGGTGTTGCAAGTTACTTAGAAGCACAAGAACAATTTGAAAGAAAAGTGCTACTCACAGACGAATATTACAATGGTATTATCAATGTGAGAGTAGGTGGCTCAGAAATTCTTAAAGAGTCACTGACAAAGAAATAACTATATACACTTAAGGCACATTCAGACACCAAGTCATACTAATACAGGCACACATAGGATCATACACCGGCCCCAACCGAGGCATATTAAATCGGGCTCTTTGACAATCCGGCAATGGAAACACCCGGTGCGAGATTCTGGAGATGTATGACGGCAAAGATACAAACACACGATAAACAGTATTAAAAGTATTCAGGCTCTGGGAAAAAGCAACCTGAGAATTAATATAAACGAACTCCACAAGTTTATATTAGTTTCCGTAAGTGCGAAAGCAGTGACGGTAGTGTATGGGGACAAAAGGCTTACTGGTTCCTAATAGCACCCGAGTTGGAGATGGCGATTGTCCATCGTGATGACCATTTTTTAATTCATCTGGCAACAGGTGAATTTTGGCTCTTGTTTCGTGATAACGGAGTTAATTTCAAACAAGTGAAAGAGTGTAGTGAAACGAAACGATTGAATGTAGTTTGATAAGACACGAAGTGTCTATAAAGTGCTTAACCCTAAAATATTATAGATAATCATCTGTATCTTTACCTGCTTTCTTGTTAATGAAGTCTGTTAGAGTTTTAGCAAATAATTCGCGTTCTAATCTAGATAATAGCATACAGTCAAAATAGGATATAGTACCGCTAGAATATACTACCAGTTCCATAATTTGTTTTTGTAGTTGGGTCGACTCGTCTTTAAGCCTCTTTAGGTACCCAACAATAGCGTCGGGCTCAGCCGAACCTAGGAAGCCATGAAAAAATTTACAGGGTCAAACGATATAGTATTTTCAAATGTTTCTTCACATTTTTCACATTCAAAAGTAGCCTGATCCGCAATTCCTATATTATTAATAGTATTAGTTTCTTCGCTTATTGTTTTTCCAATATGCCCATCGCAATTTTCTAAAAATTCTAATATTTGCATACGATCAGTTACTACAATATCTTTATCTTTGTTTAGAATAGTAATGCTTTGTACACTATCAACTAGTAATTCAAAATTAGATGAAGCAAGACGTACAAAGTTTTCATTAAATAATTTTAACCTATCTAAATCATCTGGTATATCACTGAGTGATTGTAGACTTCTAGTACTTTGAAAATTTGCTAAGCCGGCTTTTACTGTACTTCTGTAAGTGTAAGGCCTAAGTTCAATAACTAATTCATCGCCAACATTAAGTTTATAACTTTCTTCTAATGTACCCATTAATTCTAATACATTTTCAGCACTTAAAGTAATTTCGCAAACTTCTTCGCATTTTGGACAAGGTGCATTAATTGGAATATCGTCATTGTTTGAAGCACCAGTAATTGCTACTAATAGTGCATCAACATCAGGTGCATATATGTCTAAAGGCTTTTTAATATTTGGACAACAACTCATTAATAGTTGTGTTGTTGCTTCTCCGTTTAATAATGCATCAGGATTTTTCATCATGATTTCATCTTTTGCAGTCATAGGAAAAATAGGAATCTCTCCTGACTCTGGTATTTCTATAACATCTTCTGAGTATAGACTTGTACCACTAGGTAACTTAACATATAATTTAGGAGACCTAAAGTGGTTTACTAATGGATTTGGTTGATTTGTCATGTATTAAAACTCCTGTTAATAAACTTGATAAATATACATGTGATACTATCGTTATATTTATCACAGTTAAAACTATAGTTAATGGATTTTGAATGGCAGACTGGACAAAAATAACAATTGATATAGACGGCAATCCGCAGTCTGTTGAATTGCCTGCCTATGCAAAACAAAGCACACAAGAAGAAATGCTTAAGGCTTTGGAAAAATTAGATGGAAGTTTTAATACAAAAACTCTGGAAAAATCAATCAATAACCTTTCTAACGAAACATCCAGCAATTCTAAAACATTTAAAAAGTCAATGGACGATTTCACTAAAGAGATGGATCGGTCAAATGAAAAAATAAGAAAAAGTTATGAAGTAGCAATTGGTGAATTTACTGGTAGTGTTTTTGATACTATTGGAAAAGTTGGTTTAACATTAGGTGGAATATTTTTAACAGGTTTAACTGTAACAGCCGGTAGGGCAATAAATTTAGGAAATGTATTTAACGATCTAACAAAATCCGGTATTGCATTTAACGAAAGTCAAGGCCGAGCAGTAATGCAATCTCTGATTAATTTTAATAACTTAGGTATTAGTACAGAAGATGCAACAGATATTATGATGGACAATTCTCAAGTTACGAGATTGTTGACTGGAGGCATTGCTAATGCAACAGCAGAATTTTTAAAATTAACAAGTTATGGTGTTAATTTAGGTTTAACATTAGATGATTCTGTTAATATGTATACTAAAGAATTAACTGCAAGAACAGAATATCTTAATTTAGGAACTGTAGATGCAAAACAGCGATCTCTACTTACTGCAAACATTGTAGACACCACAAGAAAACAAGTAATTTATGCCCAAGCATTAGGTACTAGTGTTGAAGCAATACAAAGTTTTGTAAGAAATGTATTAGACGACAACGGTGCATTTTCTTCAGCATTGTTAAGAGTGCCTACTATGGCAAGAGAAAATTTATTAAAAGGCGCAACAGACTTTTTAGGTACCATGAGAGCATTAGGTGGCGAAGTAGGTGGCGAACTTGGGGCGGCTACTTTAGAAGCCGCAACATTTGGCGCATTAGGATTCTCTGATGCGGCAATGAATTTTGTCACAGTATTACCATCGTTAGCATCAACAATGAACGGTGCAATCAGAGATTTTGAGAGCGGTGTATTAGATGGTGCAGATGTATCTGAACAGTTTGCTCAACAATTAGGCAATCTTTCAAATGTTGAACGTGATAGAATATTTGCTTTTGCAAGGGCAGGCGATGAGACTGCTAAAGAATTAGCAAAAGCAGTTGTTCAATTTGAACAGTCTGCAAAAAGATTAGAAAAAATGGGGTTAGATCCTATACCTGTACAAAAAGGATTTAATGCTTTTAATGTAATTGTTAAAAGGTTTAGTACTATAATTGATCAAGTTCTTAACACATTTATGTCTGGATTTGGAGACGGGTTACTAGATGTTACTACCAGTATGGAAAACCTTACACATTCTTTCTTTAGATTTGTGAATACAGCATTAGGTGATGCTGAAACCGGCTTAATGGATTTTGGTAGAAGAGTAGGACAAAAAACTGCTGAATTTATTGACTATCTAGATGGATTAATGACTGCGTTAACCGAGTCAGGTATGACATTTAAAGAACTTGGTGAGATGGTAAAGGTAGGTATATCGACACTTTTAGAAAAATCAATGGAGGCTCTCGTAGAGGGTTTAGTATATGCAATGGAACTGCTATTTACCCACCCAAAAGTAATAGGTGCCATGGTAGCCTTAATTACAGCATTAGCATTAACCAGAGGAATACCATTAGTACCTACTAAAGGAAAGGTGCCGACTTCTACAAAAGTAGCCACCACAGTAGCCACCGGAGCCACTGTGAGTACTGCCGCAGGTTCAATTCTAGGAGCAGATGGTAATCCAATTAGTTCAGATGGCCCAGATAAACCCAAATCACCTAAAAAACCAGGCTTGGGTAAAGTAGTAGGCAAAGGCCTTTTTACCAAAATACTTGCACCTATAGGTGCATATATGGCTGTTTCTGAAGGTGTAGCAGGTGCCCAAACTGGAGAAGGTGGATTGCAAAAAACCGGCAGAGGAATTAGTTCTGCTGTAAATAACTTGTCTTTCGGTGTAATAGGCAAATCTTCAGATGAATACAGATATAAAGACGAAGCATTTAAATTTGGAAATGAAACGTTAGCAATGGCTAACCAAACTGGCGGAATAGTTGACTTTACAGAAGAGACAATGATGTCAGCAGTAAAGACAGCATTCCAAAAAGACAAAGAAACACAGGAAAAATACAGACAAGCCTTAATACAATTCTTAGAAAATCAAGACACTATTAAGAGTAGGCATGTAGCAATGGACAATCGTAACCCAAATTCAGAAGGTTATATCCAACCAGATGCAACATTTAGTGACGACAGCATGTCGTCGTTACTTATGAGTTTAAATAGATTAATTAAGATTAATGAACAAACCAAAAAATCCACAAAAGCAATAGAACAAAATTCATAATATATCAATTCACATTGAACTAGTTGACAATATACGATAAATAGTGTATTATATACATAAAGGATTAATATGAGTTGGAGAAAATATTTTACATCAGTCGATAACAGCGGTTTACCGTTAAACGTAACTGGTAGTAAAGATACTTCAGGCCCAGGAGCCGCAACAAGTAGGTATGCTAGTTGGTTACCTGAAGTTTATGCTGGAAGTCCTAATAGGCTCATGAGATATATGCAGTATGATCAGATGGATAATGATCTAGAAGTCAATGCCGCATTAGATACTATTGCAGAATTCGGCTCACAAGCAGAAGCAACTTCAAAATTTCCATTTGAATTAAGTTACAAAGGAAAACCAAGCGATACTGAAAATAAAATCCTTACAAAATCATTAGAACAATGGTGCAGACTTAATGAAATGCATAAAAGAGCATTTAGAATATTTCGTAGCACAATAAAATATGGCGATCAATTCTTTATTAGAGATCCAGAAACATACAAACTTTACTGGGTCGATCCAGCAAACATAGAAAAAGTCATTGTAAACGAAAGTGAAGGTAAGAAAATTGAAACTTATTTTATAAAAAATTTACAAGCAAACTTTGAACAGTTAGTAGCAACTGATGTTGCACCTTTGCATTCGAGACCATATGGTGCAGGTGGCGGCATGATGGCTGGCGGTAATGTAGGAACATCAACTGGTAATTATTTGACAGGTGCTATGGACGGTGTAGACCAAGGATCACCTGTAGATGCTAAACACATTGTACATGTTAGTTTAACAGAAGGTATGGATCATGCATGGCCATTTGGTGTTAGTATTCTTGAACCTATATTTAAAGTGTTCAAGCAAAAAGAACTATTAGAAGATTCTATTATTATATACAGAGTACATAGAGCACCTGAAAGACGTGTGTTCTTTATTGATGTTGGTAATATGCCACCTCACAAAGCAAGACAGTATTTAGAGCAAGTTAAATATGAAGTACAACAAAAACGTGTACCAAATAAAAACAAAGACGGCAACGGTGTAGCAGATGCGGCCTATAACCCAATGAGTATGTTAGAAGATTACTTCTTTGCTCAAACGGCAGATGGTAGAGGTAGTAAAGTTGATACTTTACCAGGCGGTGAAAACTTAGGACAAATAGACGACCTTAGATATTTTAATAATAAACTACTTAGAGGTTTGCGTATACCTAGCAGTTATCTTCCTTCAGGACCAGAAGACGGGTCAGCAATGTATAATGACGGTAAAGTAGGTATTGCATATATACAAGAATATAGATTTGCTAGATACATAGAACGACTACAGAAACAAATACAGGAAGATCTAGACCACGAATTTAAAATGTTTATAAAATACAGAGGTATTGATATAGACAGTAGTGGATTTGAAATAACATTTAATCCACCGATGAACTTTAGTTCTTACAGAGAGTTATCATTAGATGCTGAACGTGCCACACTCTTTAACCAAGTTGCCGCAATACCATATTTAAGCAATCAGTTTAAATTACAAAAGTATCTAGGTCTAACAGAATTAGAAATGAAACAAAACGAAGAACTATGGCGTAAAGAAAACGATTATCAAAAATACACAGATGACAGCACAGACGCAGATTTAAGAAATATTGGTATAAGACCAGATCCTAATGCAATGGTAGATCCTGGAGCAAGTATTCCTTTCGATCAAGTACCTCCTAGTCCCGAAGGCGATTTAGGTATAAATACTACTGGAGAACCTGGATTAGGTGGTGACGTACCACCAGAGGTATAATATGAGATTAAATGAATTTTACAATCCTGAATTTGACGAATTTCAAAAACGTACTCAGGACGATACTAGAAAGCCTAAACTTACCTTAGAGCAATTAAATAAAATGCGTAAAATCAAAGCAATTAAAAATGCCGAGAATGCAGAGCATGATAAGTTTGTAAAAACAATGTATATGCCACCTGCACAAGATGCCGGGATGATGTAAACCTAACTTGTGATCACACAGTTATTACATACAGAAAAAAGTACACACATAGAAATACTTTTACAATCGTCGAATGAACTTCCTACACGTTTAAAAAATACTTTATTAAATTTACATCATAGTACAAAAGATTTTGTATTAGACTATTCTACAGAACGTAATCATTATTTAGATCGAGTTAATAGCACAAAAGATATTTTTACTGCTATATTAGATATTCTTGACTATTGCAATATAGACCCTAATAGAGTTACATTTTTATCAGGCAATTATCTTATAAGCGAAAATTACGAAAGATATTGTGATTTATACGATAGACCTAAATTTAAGACAGTTGCAACTAAAGAGTTTTGGTTAAAACAAACCGTAGATACACATACAGATATATCTGATAATTATAGCGATAGCATCAGGCCTTATTATTTTAGTTGTCTAAATGGTGTTTCTAGACCTCAACGTATTCAAGCATGTGAATTTTTATTTGAAAATAATCTTATAGATAAAAGTAAATGTACCTTTATGTTTGATAGAGATGCTATAAACTTGTTTTATGATAAATCACTGGGTTATATAGCAGAACAGTTACCAATAGAGATTCAGCCAAAAAGAGATCAATCTGGGTATCATATGTGTCATGCACCTCAACATCAAGACTTTTATGATGTTTTTTATGGTTCTTATTTTGATGTTATAACAGAAACAAGTGCTGGCTTTTATGTGCCTTTTTCTTGGTGGAAAGACATATTTTATACTGAAAAACTGTGGAGAAGTATATTTTACAAACGTCCTTTTTTACTTATAGGCGATTATAAAGCATTAGACCAATTAAAGAAAATAGGATTTAAGACTTTTGAAAATATATTATTTGATGAATCCTATGATAATATATTTGACCCTGAGCAACGTGTAGATGCTGTTTTAGAGCAAACAAAAAACATTTGTTCTAAGTATACAATACAAGAGTTACATGATTTATTAAATTCTTCGCAAATAAATGAAGTTTTAGAATTTAACTATAATATGATAAATAAACTTGCACAATCATAAAATACAGTAAAACACTCGTATCACATCAAAATCACACCGTTTTACACAGTAAAACACACCTTATATATAAGTATTAGACATAAGTTGTAAAAGTTATTTTACAGTTACGACATTTTATTCGATTAAAGGAGGCCATAATGTCAGAATCAAGAAGTAAATTAGAAGAAATTCTTGAACTTCTCCTTGCTGAAGAAAACGAAAAAGCGGAAGAAATGCTTCATGAGTATGTTGTTGCAAAAGCAAGAGCAGAATATGAAAAAGTTTTAGACGAAGACGTTTCTGAAGAAGAAGAAATTGAAGAAGCAGAAGAGTCAGAAGACGAAGCAGTTGAAGAATCAGAGGAATCTGAAGAAGAGGCTGTTGAAGAAGCAGAAGAGTCAGAAGAAGAAGCAGTTGAAGAAGAGTTTGAAGTTGATGAAGTAATTGATCAAACAAACGATTTTGAAGACGATATCCTTGCTGATGAAGAAGAAATTGCTTCAGACACATTCGGCGAAGAAGATGATGAAGAAGCACCTGAAGGTGAAGAAGACTTAGAAGATAAAGTTGACAACATCGAAGATGAGTTGGAAGATCTTAAAGCAGAATTTGAAAAATTATTAGCAAACGACGACGAAGCAGACATGGAAGACGGCGAAGAAGCAGAAATGGATGCAGACGACATGGAAGATGAACTTGATTTAGAATCAGTTGAATATGATCTAGATGAAGAAATTCGAGATGAAGACGTTGTTGAAGAAGCAACCAAATTACAAGATAAAGTTGCAGATCCAAAAGGCGGCGCAGGTGAAGGCGAAGGCGAAAGTCCTTTAACAAAAGCACCTAAGAAAACTACAGTTAGCGGAGCAGGTACACCTGTTAAAGCAAAAGATGGTAGCGACGGCAACATGGGTAACAACAAACCAGCAGATAACACACCTACAGACAACATTAAGGTTGAACCTAAAAAGGCATAAGTCTTTCTAAGTAGGAGTTAAACAATGGCAAATAAGTTATACGAATATATGAGTCCAGAGCAATCTAAGGTTCAGATTACTGAATCTGAGGATGGCAAAAATTTATATATGTCAGGCCTATTTATTCAAGGCGATGTAAAAAACCAAAACGGTAGAGTATATCCAAAAGAAGAAATACAAAAGGCTGTTAAAAGTGTAACTGAAAGGTTGTCAAAAGGTGAAACTGTAATGGGTGAGTTAGATCATCCAGAAGAGTTACAAATTAACCTAGATAGAGTGAGTCATATCATTACAGATATGTCATGTGATGACTCAAATGGTTTAGGTAAACTAAAAATCATAGAAACACCTATGGGAAATATTGCAAAAGCATTATTACAATCAGGAGCAAAACTGGGCGTATCAAGTAGAGGTAGCGGAAACGTAAACGAAAGTGGACGAGTAAGCGACTTCGATATAGTAACAGTAGACATTGTGGCTCAGCCCAGTGCACCAGATGCCTTTCCTAAGACAATCTATGAAAGTTTATTTAACATGCGTGGCGGAGCAACATTGTTTGATACCGCTAGTGCATTAACACACGATAAAAGTGCAGAAAAACATTTAATGAAGGCTATCACTGGCTTCATTAATGAATTAAAAATAAAGTAGGAGACTACGATGGCAGTGAATTTTAAAGATCTACTTGAGAATGCGGAATTAACAGAAGACGTTAAATCTGCTCTTCAAGAAGCATGGGATTCTAGAATTTCAGAAGCCAGAGAAGAACTAACTGCAGAACTTAGAGAAGAATTTGCTCAAAGATACGATCATGACAAAGGTCAAATTGTTGAAGCAATGGACAAATTTATCTCAGAAAAAGTAGAAGCAGAGATTTCTTTAATAGCAGAAGAAAAAGATGCCCTAGCAGGTGATCGAGTTAAGTATCATAAAGCCATTAGTGAGCATGCCAAAGTGCTTGACAAATTTGTAACTGAAATGGTTGCAAAAGAAGTTAAAGAACTTAGAGCAGATAGAACAAGAACAAGTGAACATGTGACGAAATTAGATGATTTTGTTACTGAGCAACTTGCTAGTGAACTATCAGAGTTCCACGAAGATAAGAAATCTTTAGTAGAACAAAAAGTCAAAATGGTAAAAGAAGGCAAGAAGCAATTAGCAGAAGCCAAAAAAGACTTTATTAGAAAAGCGGCTGACAAAGTGGAAACAGTTGTCAACAAGACTATTACTAATGAAGTTAAATCTTTCCGTGATGATATTACTAAGGCTCGTGAAAACGACTTCGGTCGAAGAATTTTTGAAGCATTTGCAAATGAATTTAACGTAAGTTATCTGAATGAAGCAAAAGAAATCAAGAAAGTACAGAAACAAATCGCTGAGATGGAAACTAAACTTAATGAATCTAAGCAAATAATTGCTGAGAAAGAGGATGCAGTTAAATTAACTGAATCTAAGTTAAGAATAGCAGAAGATCAAATGAATCGTAAAGAAACATTAAATGATCTAATGGCACCACTTGGTAAAGAGAAGAAAGAAATCATGTCAGATTTACTTGAAAGTGTAAAAACTGAAAAACTGGAAGAGTCCTTTAATAAGTACTTACCTTCAGTTTTAGATGGAGATACACCAAGAGTGAAGAAGACGTTGTCAGAATCAGTTACTAGTGAATATACTGGTAATAAGGCGGCTGTAATAACTGCAGAAGCCGATGACAAAGCGGAAAATATCGTAGAAATTGATATGATCCGTAAATTAGCCGGACTTTCAAAATAACAGGAGTTAGAAATGGCAGAATTATTTGAAAGCAACTGGTCCGCAACTAAAGACGCTTTGCTTGAAGGCTTATCTGGAAACAGAAAATCTTCATTAGATGTGGTCCTCGAAAATACAAAGAGACATTTGTCAGAGGCCGCAACAGCAGGTGCCACAGGCGCAGGTTCAGTAGCAACATTAAACAAAGTTATGTTACCATTAATTAGAAGGGTTATGCCTTCTGTTATTGCTAACGAACTAGTAGGCGTTCAGCCTATGACTGGTCCAGTAGGACAAATCCACACACTAAGAGTCCGTTATGCGGAAACTGGTGGTGGAGCAACAGCAGGTGACGAGGCTTTAAGTCCTTTTAAACTTGCAGGTACCTATGCAGGTTCTCCAGATGCAACAGCATCTGCTGAAGGACAAGCAGGTAAAAAAATGTCAATCCAAATCTTAAAAGAAACTGTCGAAGCAAAGACAAGACGTTTAAGTGCTAGATGGACATTTGAAGCGGCGCAAGATGCAGAAGCAATGCATGGTGTAGACGTTGAAGCAGAAATTATGCAGGCTCTTGCACAAGAGATTGTAGTTGAAATCGACCAAGAAATTATCGGTTCACTAAGATCACTAGCAGGAACAGGCACAAATAACTTAGACTTTGGTTCTTTAAGTGGTCAGAGTGTGTATGTCGGTGATAGACATGCGGCATTGGCTATTGAGATCAACAGAAGTGCTAACAGAATCGCGGCTAGAACAAGACGTGGTGCTGGTAACTACATCGTTGTTTCTCCAGAAGCATTGACTGTTTTACAAAGTGCATCAACATCAACATTTGCTAGAACAACTGAAGGTTCTTTTGAAGCACCTACAAACACTAAGTTTGTTGGAACACTAAACGGAACAATCAGAGTATTTGCTGATAACTACGCGGCTGACGGTACAGACGTATTAGTAGGATACAAAGGTTCATCAGAAACTGATGCTCCAGCATTCTACTGTCCTTATATCCCATTAATGAGCACAGGTCCAGTTATGGATCCTGCTACATTTGAACCAGTAGTGTCATTTATGACAAGATATGGTTACAAAGAACTTACTAACACAGCAAGTTCATTGGGTAACGCGGCGGACTACGTTGATCACATTACGTTGCAAAACGTGTCCTTCCAGTAAGAACTAGTTCTTAACAGGAAATTTAAAGCACACCTTCGGGTGTGCTTTTTTTTGACTTTTTTAAATTGTGATAAATAGTTACATATTAAGATTAAAGGATTTATTTAATGGCAACTAAACGTACCTACATAAATGCAAACGAAGAACTTATCGTTCAAGGTAAACTATTAGTTCAAGGAAATGCAAGTTTTCAAGGTAATGTTACACAAATAGAAGATACTACAGTTGTAACAAATTTACAAGGCGAAACATTTACAATTAATTCTGACGGTGACAATGTTACTGCAAGTATTAATCTAAACAGTAACGGTTCATTGGGAACGTTGTCTTTTGCAGATGGCGAAAATATAAAAGTTGAACCTGGATTAGAAGGTAACATTATAGTAGGTTCAGGCCAAACACTTACAGTAGCCGGCGGTGCTAGTATAAACGGTAATGTATTTTTTGGTAATGTATCAGGTACAGCGGCAGAAGCCACAGTTTTAGAAACTGCAAGAGGCTTTAGTATCACAGGAGACGGCACAGCACCATCAGTAAGTTTTGATGGTAGTCAAAATGTTGCACTTAATTTTACTTTAGATACATCAGGTGTTAGTGCTGGAACATATGGTAATGCAAGTACTATACCTTCATTCACAGTAGACAGCAAAGGTCGATTAACTTCAGCAAGTCAAAGTACAGTTTATATTACAAGCAACGAAGTATCAGATTTTAATACTGCTATAAGCAGTTATATAGTTGGCGGAGCAGGACTTACAGAAACATCAGGAGATATTGCTGTAGGACAAGGAACAGGTTTAACAGTTAATGCAGATGATGTTGCATTGAATGTAAATTATGTACTAGAACAATTTTCAACTACTAACGTAACAACTCCGGGTGATAGTGACCTATTATCTAATTCACATTTATCATATAATGCTGGCGTATTTACATTTACTGCTCCTCTTATATCAGATGTAAGAACAACAATATCAGGCGGTGGCGGTGTAACATATAATAGCGGCACAGGACAATTAGGCATAGATGGTTCAACAGTATTTTTAACAGGTAATGATTATGATTCTGGTTCGCCTCTAAACGGAAATATATTATTTGATGGCGGACAAATTGCATTCGGTTCAAGTACAGATGTTTTTGCAAACGTAACAGTTACATTACCATCTACTGATGGTGCTAATTATTCATCAGGTGATAGCGGTGGTTCTAAACGTGTTGCAACTACAGAATATGTAGAAGCCGCAATCAATGCCTTAGTTGGCGGCGCTCCTAGTACATTAGATACATTAAATGAACTTGCGGCGGCACTCAATGACGATGAAAACATTGGTGCTTCTGTAGTACAGAATACCACTGACATTGCAACTTTAAATGCAACAACTATTACAGCAGGCGATGGATTAACTGGTGGCGGATTATTTAATGCAAATATCACTATAAATGCAGTAGGCGGAAACGGTATTACTGCAAATGCAGATGACATAGAAATAGATACAAGTGTAGTTGTTGATGTAAGTTCAAATCAAACAATAGCAGGTACTAAAACATTTAGTGATGAATTAATAGTACCAAGTAGTGCAGTTACTACAGCAGGTGGTATTTACTATGATGCTAGTAGTACAAAAGCATACATTTATATAAATGGTGCACCACAAGAAATTACACCAGCGGCAAGTGTAGGCACAGTAGCAGATGTTGGCTCAAGTGGTATAAATGTTTATTCAGGTAATATTGCAACAGGTAATACTACAACACATTATATTAAAAGTATAGATGGCGGCACATACACTAATGCAACAGAATCAAGTAATGTTATTACTATAGATGCAGATATTAGTGCTGTTCGAGGTGCATTTAGCGGAAGCGGAGATTTATCATACAACAGCGGCACAGGTGCATTTAGTTTTACAGAAAGAACAGATTCAGAAGTTAGAGGTTTATTAAGCGGCACAGGTGCAATTAGTTATGACAGTGGCACAGGTGTTATATCAACTACTGCTGATAATTTTAGCAGTTGGGGATTTACAACAGATAGTGCTGGCACAGAATCAATTACAAGCGGCGAAACATTAACGTTTGCAGGCGGCACAGGTGTTAGTATTACACATAGCGGCAACACAATTACAATCAACGGCCAAACAGGCGACATTACATCGGTTGCGGCAGGCTCCGGCCTAAGCGGCGGTGGCTCTAGTGGAGCAGTTACATTATCACTTGATAATTCAGCAGTAAGAGGTTTGTTTAGTGGTTCCGGTGACATAAGTTATAATAGTTCAACTGGTGAATTTAGTTTTACAGACTCAGATAGAAGTGATGCTACTATAAGAGGATTGTTCAGTGCAGGTGGAGATTTAAGTTATAATAGTTCAACAGGTGAATTCAGTTTTACAAATGATGCAGGTGATATTGAAAGTGTTACTGCTGGTAATGGTTTAACAGGCGGCGGGTCAAGTGGCGGCGTT